AATTACAATACAACTCTGAGTCAGGACAGATTACTGACTCGAGAAAAATGCTAACAATGACTGAGGACTTTTGGTTCCCTCGTCGTGGTGGAGAAAGGTCAACTGAAGTTGATACCCTCGCAGGAGGTAATGCACCAGGATTGAGTAGTAACGAAAACCTAGAGTATTTTCAACGTAAATTATATAAAGCGTTGAAAGTACCCTTATCACGTTTAGAACCTGAAGCAATGGCAACCTTTGGTAGAACATCAGAGATTACTCGTGATGAACTGAAGTTTGGTAAATTTATTAGAAGAATCCGTGCACGCTTCTCATGGATATTCAATATGGCATTAGAGAAGCAATTGATTCTAAAAGGAATTTTAACACCTGAGGAATTTAACGAAATACGTAATGATATCCGTTATGATTTTGTTAAGGATAATTATTTTGAGGAATTGAAGGAAGCTGAGATTCTGAGAGAAAGATTGAATACTTTAAGAGATGTATCTGATTACACAGGAAAGTATTTCTCTCATCAGTGGATTACTCAAAATATTCTGCAGATGTCTGAAGAAGACGCGCAAAGAATGGAAGATGAAATTGCAGATGAAAAGGCTCAAGGTGGACATGCAGATGATGATGCATTTTAATAATATAAATAAATATAGTGTAAATAAAACTAGGGACTAAACATGAAAAATTTTAAAGATCTCGTTTCAGAAGTTGCCCAGCCGCAATCACCTGAAGAAAGACGCTTTAAGGACCAACATACGATTGAGGTGATAAAGCACCCTGTTGCTCCTGACCACATTTTCACAGGTGAAATACCAGGAAGAGGTGATAATAGTGATAATAAGCGACGTGCTGACCAAGAAGGCGATTCAAGCTACGACTTAGCATATAAAACTAAAGTAGACAATACCTTACCTCAACGTGCAGGTGCAGGTAAACAAGTTGCCGAAGAAAAGAAATCAATTACAGAAATTCTTGGAGTCAATAAAAAGAAAGACGAAAAGGATGACGAATCAATGGAAGAAGGTTTAAAGGCTTCTTGTGGTTGTGACGATTCTTGCGATCACTGTGGTGGAGAACATAAGGTTGAAGAAATCGGTAAAGAATGTTCTTGCTGCGGTAATGAGATTAAAGGTATTGAGGAAGGCGGTTGTTCAGGTGATAAGCTAAATGCTGAGAAGAAACCTGTTAAGAAAGCAACAACAAAAGAATCCGATACAGATTCTGCTAAAACAATTGAACCTGAAGTACAAAAGAAAAAAGTTTTAAAAGGTGAAGGTAAACCTAAAACAGGTCCAACATCAGTCACTATTAAAGATAGTAATGGTAAAACATTATCAATGACATTCAAAGAAATGTTAAATAAAGTTTCCACAGAGGAAGAACTTCTTGAGAGTCCCCAACAAGAAATTCCTATGATGCTGAAGCAACTACATTTCATTTGTTATGCTACTGAAGAAATCCAAGATTATCTAAAAATGGAAGGACAAGATCCTGAAGAATGGTGGCAGAATAAATTAGCAGAAGTATTTTCTAATGTTAAATCATTGTATGCTTATAGTAAAGGTGACCAAATGGTTAACGGTAAACCTTTATCAGCAGCAAAGATGTATACAGCAGCTTATGAATCAATCGAAGCTGGTCAGTTTCAATTACAAAATGAATCAGTAATTGAAGTATCAGAAGAAGATGCTACTATTTTAAATAATATGTTTGATGAATTAAATGAAACTAACACAACCGAAATGTATAACGTTTTAATCGCGGATGAAGCAGGTTATAACGAAATCCTTACATTTGCGAAGGAGAATCTACAATGAATTTAATCACAGAATATACAGAAGATTCCGTTGAGGTAATTACAGAAGCCAAAGAAGATGGCAAGAAGAATTATTTCATCGAAGGAATTTTCATGCAAGGCGATATTAAAAATCGCAATGGAAGAATTTATCCAAGTGCAACTTTAGAAAACGAAATGTCTCGTTATCAAAAAGAGTTTATTGAAACTAAACGTGCTCTTGGAGAACTAGGTCACCCTGATGGTCCACAAATCAACGGGGATCGCGTTTCACATCTAATTACTGAAATGAAGCGAGATGGCAACGATTTTTATGGTAAGGCTAAAATCTTATCAACACCTATGGGGGAAATCGTTAAAAGCCTATTAGACGAAGGAGTAAAGATCGGAGTTTCAACTCGAGGTCTTGGTTCGGTCAAGGCAGGTAAAAATGGAGTAATGGAAGTTCAGAAGGATTTCCACCTTTCTACTGTTGATATTGTTACTGACCCTTCAGCACCAAACGCGTTCGTAAATGGAATCATGGAGAACGTAGAATATTACTACGATATCGCTTCGGGTAATTGGAGAGCTCAAGAAGCTATTCAAGATATCCAAGAGGAAGTCGAGAAAAAGGTTAACAGAGTAGTAAGAACTATTGACGAAGCAACGGCAACAAGAATGTTTGAATCATTCATCCGTACTTTGAGAAATTAACTTTTTATAAATAAAAACAGTAAAGTTTATTATAAAGATATTTGTAAATTATAAAGACAAATTTAAAGGAGAAAAATAATGGCAAACGTAGAAGAAAAATTCGTTGCTGATGATGGAGTCTCAATGGTCCCTGATGCTGTAACACCTGAAGGTGGAGAAGGTAAAAAGGACAAGCTGAAGAAGACAACAACTGACGAGCCAAAAGGACAAGCTGACGCTAAGAAAGTAACACCTGAGCAAGGTGATGCAGGCAAGCCTGTTCCTACTGCTGAAGAAACAGAAGTTGAAACAGTAGAAGAAGTAGTTGTAGAATCTTCAATTGAATCTATCATTGAAGGCGAAGATCTATCAGAAGAATTCAAAGGCAAGATTAGTCTTGTATTTGAAGCCGCTTTAAACGAAGAAGTAAATAAAAGAACTGAAGCAATTCGCGAAGAGTTAACTAAATCTTTAGACGAAGCATTGGAAGAATCAGTAACTGAGAAATTAGATACTATTACTGAAAATGTTGATAAGTATTTAGATTACGTTGTATCTGAGTGGATGTCTGAGAATGAAATCGCAATCGAATCTGGAATTAAGGTTGAGATGGCGGAATCATTAATGTCAGGTCTTAAGAACTTATTCGTAGAACATAACGTATCTGTTTCTGAAGAATCAGTTGACGTTGTGAATACATTAGAAACAACAGTTTCTGAATTGGAAGGGAAAGCAAATGATCTCGTAAATGAGAACATTGAATTACAAAAAGAAATTCAAACTTTCAAAGCAGAACAAAAATTTGACGAACTTTCAGAAGGTTTATCTGAGAACCAGGTAGAGAGATTGAAAGTATTGTCTGAAAAGCTTGATATTGAAGATCTTGATGCATACGCAGAAAATCTTCAAGTAATTAAGGAGTCATTCTTTAGCGACAAACCTATTGTAGAAAATAAGGATGTTCAAGAAGAAAATGACGAAATTATTCTAGAAGAACAGGAAGTAACTAAACCAGCTTCTGATTACACTTCTATTAATGCTCTAGTTGAAGCTTTCAACACTAAGAAGTAAAGAATAATTGAATTTGGTTTTTTAATTAAATTTAAATTAAATAAGGAGATCCAAAATGGATAACTATACAAGACTAGTGGAAAAGTGGGAGCCAATTTTAGCGCACGAATCTTTTTCACCTATTAGTGACTCTCATAGAAAAGCAGTTACTGCTACAATTCTTGAGAACACAGAACGAGCACTAGCCGAAACTGGTGACTTATCTGCTAACATGACTAGCTTGCTTTCTGAAGCACCTACTAATGACGTCGGTACAACCGGTGGATTTACAGGTGGTTCTACTGCTGGTGGTCCTGGTGCAGGTTATGACCCAATTCTTATCTCATTGGTAAGACGTGCTGTACCTAACATGATTGCTTATGATATTTGTGGTGTTCAGCCTATGACTGGACCTACAGGATTAATCTTCGCAATGCGTGCAAGATATGGTTCACAAGGTGGTGCTGAGGCAATGTACAACGAAGCTGATACAGACTTCTCAGGTACAGGTACTCATGCTAATACTTTACCTGGTGGTTCTGTAACTTCAGGTACTGGTATGACTACAGCAGCTGCTGAAGCCCTAGGCGATGGCGGTGGTACTAACTACGCAGAAATGGCATTCTCTATCGAGAAAGTAACTGTTGCTGCTAAGACTCGTGCTTTAAAAGCAGAATACACAACTGAGCTTGCTCAGGATCTTAAAGCTGTTCACGGCCTAGACGCAGAAACTGAATTAGCTAATATTCTTCAAACTGAAATCTTAACAGAAATCAACCGTGAAGTTATTAGAACAATTTATGACGTTGCTGTTGCTGGTGCTGCTGGTGCTGCTACTCCGGGTACATTCGACTTAGACGTTGATGCAAACGGAAGATGGTCTGTTGAGAAGTTCAAAGGTTTAATGTTCCAAATCGAGCAAGAAGCTAACGCAATTGCTAAAGGAACAAGAAGAGGAAAAGGTAACGTTGTTATTTGTTCTTCTGACGTAGCCTCTGCTTTACAAATGGCTGGTGTGTTGGATTACACTCCTGCTCTAAACTCAAATAACTTAGAAGTTGATGATACTGGTAATACTTTTGCTGGTGTTCTTAACGGAAGATTCAGAGTATATGTTGACCCATTCGCAGGTGCTAACTACTTAGTAGTTGGTTACAAGGGTTCATCTGCATTTGATGCAGGTTTATTCTACTGCCCATACGTTCCATTACAAATGGTTCGTGCGGTTGGTGAGAACAGCTTCCAACCAAAAATTGGATTTAAGACACGTTACGGAATGGTTTCAAACCCATTTGCTCAAGGTGACGTTTCTAGCCAAGGTCTTGGAGCTCTTACATCTGACCTTAACAAGTACTACAGAAAAGTTACAATCGCTAACTTATTCTAAGAACTCGTTATAATAAGAAGAGTTTAGGTCAACTAAACCACTTGAGGGAACCTTTCGGGGTTCCCTTTTTTTATTCCCAAATAAAATTAGTCCAAGGTTCGTAACAACCAGAAACTCCAATTGCTGAATTATCGCAACCTCTTGCATCATCCCATAATTCCAAACCTACTTTATCAAACATATCTTTCGTAAGTTGAATCATAGGAACGTTTTTCATAAAGATTGCTGATTCATAATCAATAGACATTGGTTTAACATCAATATGATTTTCACCAAAATCCTTAATCATACAAACGTATCTTTTACCATCTTTGATAAATTGACACTGCTCAAAAACATCTCCGAAAGTATCATTACCAAGTTGAGTCCATTTTTCAAATAATTTCATTAAGCAACCTCTCTATAACCAGCAGCTTTACCGTAAAAGCCAAGTGATTCTAATTTTAATACTAATTCGTTAAATTCCGCACCTTCAGAATCTTGCGGATAGATACCAACTGTCATTGGGTCATCAATGAATAATTGACAATGTTCCCAAGTTGGGTTTTGATTAATATAATCGTTGACGATTTTCTTTCCTTTTTCAAAAAGATTCTCATCTTTTGTTCTAACCTCAAAATCAACGATTTCGTAACCGTCCATTGTTAATGATGGTTCCGGTTGGTTTCCTAATATTCTTATTTCCATTTAAACTCCATTTTCCTTAATATACAATTATTATACTCTAT